TTCCTTTCAATAAATTGTGGTGTAAAGGATCTATAGTATTATAACCTATCATTCAAATCAATTATTTTGCTAATGAGTCTTGCTCTAATAACCACATCAATCTATCCAGTTGTCTATCCATTTCATCATACTTATGGTGCATCTCCATTATCTTCTGCATATCTTCTTCATTACTAGCAACACGACTATCGAGTTTACTAATAAACCAAACTAGCGAAGCAGACTGAACTGCAATCGCTAGAATAATTCCGATAGTCTTAGAGTCTATATTCATTACTTCTTCTTAGCTTTAGCTTCTTCTTTTTCTTCCTCAGGAAGATTGTTTTTCAGAATATTCGTATAGTGTTCAGCTAATACTTTAAGGTTTTCCTTTTCCATATTTAACTGAGCATCTCTGTTGCTGATGTTATTCAGTTGAACGAAAGCAATCTTGCCTTCAGTGTTCATCTTTGTTTCATCATACTTTTTATCTTCAAGTGTAAACATTGTTACTCCTTATTATTATTAGTTAGACCAAGGTAAACCAGTAGCTTCACTTGCGTTCTTCGCTATCTGAGCATCTACCTTAGCAGTTCGGTCAGACTCTATTTCTGCTTTTTTATCGCCTAAATCTTCCCATACCCAATTCAAAACTGTTTCTTCAGTTAAGTTGGCGAATGGAATGAAGTTAGGAGAGGAAGCATCATAAGAGTCAATCTTGAGTTCTCCACCTTCCACAGCAGTTTCTCCAGTATCAGCAGAAGCTCTTAGCTCCCACTTCACTTCCAGAACACCACCATCATTGGGATTGTGTTTCATATCAAGGACTTTCCATGTAGTTGTTACTGCCATTTTTTACTCCTTATGTTGTTGGTTTCGTAGGAAATACCACATCATCTGGATTAGATGTAGATGAGGGTAAATCTCTAAGTTGTTGTCTATAGTTACTCATCTCTGTTGTCATGTTGACATCGGATAGAGCATAGAAATCTGTTTCTGCTAGGAGTTTGTTTCTCTTTTCTCTAATATCAAACCATTTCGCATCTACTTCTAACTCAGATAACTTAGCAGTTACTTCTGCATAAGTTACTGGTTTTGTATCTGTAAAAATAGCTAGGTTATTTTCATCAGCACCAGAAATAAAACGAACATTATTATCCCAATCAGATTGAGAATTAACATTTCCGTCTATAACAAATTCATAATCACCTAAAGCCTTAATGGCACTTTCTATATTTGCTATCATGGTAAAATCTCCATTAATGTAATTGTTGAAATTGGTCTTGCTTGGTCACGAGTTGTATCATTTCCATTACTAGACGTTCTATTAATATATACTGAAAGTCCACTTTGTCCTTCCCAATACATAGAATATGTGGTGGCACTCGTTGTGCTTGGACTGTCTAAATACTCATAATAAACTGGGAACATCCAATGTATGTTATCTGGAGATATTCTTGCTGATACTTGCTGTCTAACTCCGTCTGCATCACCAACACCTATAACTGTTCCACCTCTGTATGCTTTAAAGGTTACAGTGGAACTAGTATCTCTACCTATATACATAGCTATTTTAACCAAAACTTTACTAGAAGTAGATGAAGGAGTTATAGAAGCAGTTAATCCACTAATTTGAGTGTAACTAGAACTGGTTGTTGAAGATACACTTCCTTTAACAGTTTGAATTACTTGACCAATCTTCCCCCCACTAATACCTGTTAATGCAGAACCATCACCTTGAAACGCAGTGGCTTTGACTGTTCCGTTTACATCTAGTTTTTGAGTGGGTGAAGTAACACCTATTCCAACATTTCCTGTAGATGGTTTAAAGTGTAATCCGTTTCCACTTCCATCAGATAAAGCTAAAGTGTCAAAAGCATCCCAATAACTTACATATGCTTTATCAGTTCCATTCTGTTTAAAAGCAATTTGTGGACTTCCTGAAACTGGATTATCTAGTCCAATAGTTCCGTTACTTGCTCCATATATGTTTAAAGTTCTCGGTAGTGAGCTAGTTCCTACTCCTACATGACCATCGCTTCCTTGAACAAACAATGCGTGGCTTTGAGTATCACTCTCTACTCGGAAGTCGTAATCTCCAGAATCTTCATTAAAGACTGTTTCTGGAGTAGGTGCACCAGAACCATATATATGAAATCTATCTTTTATTGCATAATCTTTTACAGCAAAACCAGCTGTAGATTGATTAGATGTACTTGCATTAAAAAATAATGTTCCATAGGTACTTGTTCCTAAGTGAGAAATTTCACTTACCCAATTTTGAGTATATGTACTAGTTCTTGACCAATTAATACCACCAAGAACATCTAAAGTTGTTGAAGGTGAGGCAGTGCCTATTCCAACATTACCAGAACTATCTATACGCATACGTTCTGTAAATGTAATACTATTTCCTGCAGTTCCAGAAGGTGCAGTGAAGAATTTATGTACGCCACTGTTTTGCTCATATAAACTTGCTTCACTACTGTTTGATGCTAAACTTAATGAATTATTTTCTGACCTACCATAAATAGCAGATTTATTTGCACCTATTTGTAATGCTGAAAAAGTAGAATACCAAGTTTCTGGAATATTTCCAATCCCTACATTACCAGACGTATCTACATACATTCTAGGTTGATTGTTAGTATAAAAAGCTAAGTTATGATTACTCGTTGAACCAATAGAAAAAGCAGCTCCACCATTAATAAAGCCTGTGCTTGTTCCACTAATGGTGAGTTGATGTGATGGACTACTTGTTCCCACTCCAATATTTCCATCACTACCTTGAACAAATAATGCGTGGGTTTTGTTATCGCTTTCTACTCGGAAGTCTACATCATTACTTGGGTCATTAACGACTACTTCAGTTGGTTCAATTCTAAATCTTTCAATAGTGTTAGCATAAAATTGAAAGATGTTATTTTGAGTATCGTATTTAATTTTTCCTATATCAGCATCAGTAGAAATACCAAAATCAATAAAAGCACCATCAGTACTATTATTACCAGCTATAATAGCCATTCCACTTGGGTCGCCACCAAATGTGTTTCTTTGAATTACAAGTCTTGTGTTAGTGCTTAATGTTGGGGTTGTTCCAGCACCTAGTTTAACGTGAAGTGATGCTGAAGGTGTGGTAGTGCCTATTCCAACCGCATTACTAGAACTATCCACATATAATGTATCTGTATCTACTGTTAATCCATCACTAACTACTGTTCCTGTAACATCAATACCAGTAGATGTGGTGGCTAGTTTAAGTTGATTATCTGAATATAGCTGTACAGCACCATTACCAAAAAACTTTGCATAATCTTCAGTTCCCGCTTGGTTTCTAAGAACAATATTACTTCCTTCTAAAATTAAATAAGAAGAATTGCTTTCAATAAAATCATTAGAACCATTGTGATAAATCTGTAGGTCTTGAGATGCACCAAACTGTGCTTTGTCATTATCACTAAAGTTAATATCATTTCCGTTAGTGGATAGGTTGCCACCTAATTGGGGAGTTCCGTCTTGGACTATCTCAGTTAAGCTACCAGCAACAATTTGTTGCCATGAACTACCATCATAATATTTTAAAGCTGAAGCTGTTGTATTAAATACTAAATCACCAGCATCTAAACTTGTCGAAGGGTCTGAGGATTCTACTCGGTATCTCTCAGCAAAGCTGTTTACACCTACAATATTAGAAGCAACAGTATTAACATTTGTTATTGAGCCACCGACTGAGTTTACATTAGCTATATTAGTTGCGACTGTACCTATATCAGTTGCGTCTGCAGCGACTGCTGTTACGTCTGAGGAAATACCAGCGACTGTCGTTACGTTTGTAGAAATACCTGCAACAGTATTGATATTAGCTATTCCTGAAGCCACAGTTCCAATGTTATCTGAGCCTGCTAAATCAGTAGCGACTGTACCAATGTCAGTAGCATCCCCTGCAACAGCAGTGACGTTAGCAGATATTCCTGCAACAGTGGTTACGTTAGAAGATATTCCAGCTACAGTAGTTACATTAGATGAAATACCAGCTACAGTGTTAATGTTAGAAATGTTTGTGCCGACTGTATCTACATTGGCAATAGACTGAGCAACAGTATCTATTTCTGAAGTAACTTCTAATAAGTCATCAGCTACAGTTTGAACTTCAGTTAATTTATCTTGAACAGCTTGAATATCAGTAGAGATATTGGCAACAGCAGTGACATCACTGCTAATTCCTGCAACTGTTGTGATGTTGGCATCATTAGAAGCGACAGTATTAATATTAGTGTTGTTACTTGCTACAGTGTTTATATTTGCTGAATTACTTGCAACAGAGTTAACATTAGAAATATTTGAAGCAACAGAATTTACATTGGTGATTGCATTACCAACTGTGTTGACGTTTGTAATATTGGTTGCGACTGTATCAATCTCTGAGACTGGTTCGTTTAAATCATTAGCTACGGTATTAATGTTAGCGATAGAGCCAGCAGTAGTATTTACGTTAGCAATAGAACCTGCCACTGTGTTGACATTTGAAATATCTGAAGCAACAGTTCCAATATCTGTAGCATCACTGGCAACGCTAGTTACATCTGAAGAAATCCCTGCCACAGTTGTGACGTTTCCTGAGATACCTGCTACTGTTGTTACGTTGCTATCTATTCCTGCTACTGTGTTTACATTCGCAATATTTGTAGCAACGGTATTAACATTGGTAATGTCATCACCTACAGTGTTTACGTTAGTGATATTAGTGGCGACAGTGTCAATTTCTGAAGTCGCCTCGTTTAAATCATTAGCGACAGTGTTAATATTACTTTCATTAGAATTAACTGCATTAATGTTGGCAATATTAGC